CTTCGTAACCCCCGTAGTACGGGGTCTTATCCGTGTCGCCCGTTAGTACCGGCGGCACCTCATCCATGTAGTCAGACAGCCTACGATACAAAATGTCATCCAGATATTGCTCGCCTGAGCCGAGCTTCCCGCCGAGACTGGCATAGAGTCTGAGCACGATCTGATTGATGCGCTTGATCTTGCCTTGGGCCGTGCCGTCCGTGGCACCCGCTTCAATCCGTTGAGTGACCAAGTAACTGTTGTAAGGCAGCCCGAATTGCCCACGCGAGAACGCATAAGGCAGTGTCACTTGCCCATTACGCACGATTAAGTTTTTAGACTCCTCTCCGTCAACCAAAGCAGAAATTGACTCTCCCTCGAGATGCCAAAGGTTCTGCACAGTTGTCGTAGTGAGTCGCCACAAATTCGGATCAATCGTCTCTAATGATGGGAACGCAGAAAGAATGGTTGCCCGAGCTTGGTCAGGCCCAATGTAAGAAGTAATCAGCGCTCTAGCAGTAAGCCACTGCTCGTCTTCTTCGCTGTAGTACCGATAACGAATCTCGCGCCCTACATCGGTCGCAGCAAAGACATCCGATGTTGTGGAGATTAAGTCTCCTGACTCAGTTTCTAATATATCGTCTGCTTCAGTCGTTAATTCAAGGAATGACTCAGATGTAAATAAGACATTGGTTGAATTTACGACATCCGCGTTAGACCCCGGCAAAAGGCTGTGGTTGACTCCACCATCGTATTCAAGGGAGCTATCGAGATAGACCGCCGACTGAATGTCATCCAGCTCCTCAAATGGCTGCGCAAAGAATTCTACATACTTGCTTATAGCGTCAGCTTCTTCGGTCAAAATCCTAGTGCCATCTTCAGCGTTAATGAAATCGCTATCTTCGGCAAGTACGCGATCGTTTAAGCCTGTTGGGATATTGCGCTCAACAATCATCCAAACATCATCTAAGTCCCCGTTTGGACTGGTGATGCTCTGAATTGATTTTACTTTTGCGCCAAGTCCAGCAATGGGATGACGGTGCCAACCAAAAACATTCTGCTCTCGGTTGTAGGTCATTCCGATCAATTGGCCGTTTTTGAGCACGCACCAAATAACATTGTCCGGCTCTTTCTGGTAGGTCATCTCAACGATGCCGACCTTCGCAATCTCGGGATAAAGCACGTTCATGTCACGCGGCACCCAAGCGTCAGCTTGAATGTCGAACCGCAATTCCATAATGCGCCGCCCGCCAATGCGAACGAACATCACACTATCCTCAACCAACACTGGATCAACTTCGCGTGACCCTTCTGCTGACTGAATCTCAAACTTGAAGTTTTCTGGTCCAAACGCTTGTGTGGTTGTGACTTCTTGAATCGCGACCTCAGAGCCTCCGGTGCCGACCAGCAGCACATCCGAGGAAGCAAGCCATCGAATCTTATCGACGCCTCCGACCGCGAGCGTCAGCGAGATAGAGTTATCCGCAAGGATCAATCCCTGCGTGTCTACTGCAAACGAGCCATAGTCTCCGGTAACGCTGAAGAACACTTGCTGCTCGCCAGCCCAAACCAAACGGTTACGGAAAAACGCGACCTTGTACGGATAGATTGCGCCGGGTGCTGCGCCCCATGCGCCGATTCGATATAAACATTCGGCGAACGTAAGATATAGCTCGTTCGGAGCTACGCCCGGTCCGATAATTTGTGCGGTCGCCGCTGTTGCCGAGAGAACGGTTGTAATCTTGACGATGACATAGCCGGGGTTCTGATACTTCCACCGCACCGCACCGTCAGACTGGATGCCTTCCTCATGGATTGGTCGTTGCGAACCAGTGGTGCCAGAATTTTGTGCTTGGTAAATCTTGCCGTCAGACTTGCGCAAGTTGCCAGCAGTAACAGATTTGTTGGTTTCCCACGCATCCGTAGTGCTATTGAGCGGCTCAAACCGAAATAGCATTCCTTCGTGTTCCGTTAAGAACACGTTGGTTGTGCAATTTACAATCGTAGATCCGCTGATGCTATTGACATTGAAACTTTTAGTCTCAATCGGCGTTGCTTGAAATGGTCCATCGGATGGTTCAAATAAAGCAAACTGCCAGTTGATGTTTCCAAACCGAGTCAGCGTACGCGGCTGATATCCGGGACATCCGATATAAAGCACATCTCCCGATTGTGTAATCGAAAGTGCACACCCTCCCTCTGGGTTTACCAAATCGTTAGCTGCGTAAGGAGACGCAACTTCGTAAACCTGAGACAGATCGCCGTTGAAAACATACGCAGAGAACTCTGTCGTATCAATGTTGTTGCCAGCCGTATCGACTAACTCAAATGTTTTTGCGCCGGTGTTGACGTTAGCAACCTGAACGAATCGCCCGTTCAGCTCCGTCATTCCGATGACGCCATCAATTTTGAACCAGTCGCCGTTGCTCGGGTCTGTGCCGTCGTAGGTCAATACGCCGGGATTTGCCTGCGTAATGTTTGTGATATCAATGCCGTCTATTAAGACAACGCCGCGATCGGTATAAAAGCGTACATAGTAGTCGCCAAACTCAAGCACATAGGCTTGATCAAACGAGAACTCAAAGCGTTTGAGAAATGAAGGTTTGTCGCTGTACTTGGTTGGGATCACAAACCGCGTGCCGGGGCACCGTTTGGCTGGACCCTGCACAGTCGGGATGAATCGCTCCATCTTGAAACAGGAGCTTGCGTATTTCTCAAAGTCTACGCGACCCGATAACAGTGGCCCTACTTCGCCACCATTAAAGTTCGTGATACCCGGCGAAACTCTCGCCATGTCTTAAAGCCTCGCCAGAATCCAAGTATTGTCGGCCATCGACTCCGGTGGATTCTCTATAGCATTCGCTACCACCGCATCGCGAATCGAGAAGCGGTAGTCATTGTAAGCGATCTGTTTCTTTTGGGTATCTGCGGTCAAGGGTTCCGCAAGTAAGTACGCGAGATAGGCTGAGAACGCCATATCGAACGCGGTATCAAACTTCACGGGATCGGTGACCTTTGCGAGATAGCGGAGCTTAAGCGGCCCCGCATCGTTCGAGAGGATGTTGCCCGCTTCGAGCACATATTCCTGACCGCCTATGCCGATCAGATCAGACATATCAGGGGTCGGGAAATACTGCCCCACCTGCACGATACGCAAGCAATCAACCGGCACGGGATATTGATAACTGTAGTCCCAGAGCGGTGTGTCGCTGCTGGCTGCGAGCTGCGCCCGCTTCATGCAAAAGCGCCAAGAGAAGCGGCGCTGGAGATAGTCACGCGCCATGTCAAACACAGCGTTGACCTCGCGTGCAGGCTTGGTGTTATCCGTCAGGCTCAGAATGCGCAAATCCCCGAGCTTTGTCAGCGCGAGGTTTGCGATTGCGACGTTACTAGCGGCCAAGGGAACCCCCCTCGGCTACTAAGCCGGAGGCCAAATGTCTTGGATGATTGCGTCCTTGATTGACTCAATCGCGTACAGAACTTCGTCCTTGTTCATGTTCGCAGCGAGATCAACACGCAATTCCACATCGGTCGAGGCGGTAGACGCCGCACCTTCTGTGACGTTGCGAACGCCTTGCTCGCCACGGTCAATGCCATAAAAACGCTCTGCCATGTTCTCTCTCCGTTAGAGATGGGGCGAGCCGGTTGCCCAGCCCGCCCCGTTCCACTTAGGCCGTAAACCGACCGACGAGCTTCACCGTAGCGGTCGCGTCAGCCGCGCCGGTTAAGGTGAGTGCCACATCGTAGAACTTGTGCGGATCGCTGGTCAAACCCAGCGCGTCCCACAACTCCTTGCCGCTGTTGGCGATGGTGAACACCGCAGCCTCATGCAACACATCCTCGCCGTTCAACGCGCCGTCCTTGAGGGACAACGCCGAGGCGAAGAAGTCTGCATCGACCACAGCACCACCCGCTGCCGCCGTGTCGTACAAGCCGATATCGGAGATCGTGGTCGTTCCGATGTCGGGCGAGTAGATACGGAGGTCGGTCATCACTGCGTTCGACGGTACACGGAACATCCGGTAGGTCGAGGCAATGCTGTCGCCGCTGGTGATCGCTGCTGTCGCCACCGAGACGCGCTCGAAACCGCCGTCTACACGGGGGTTGTTGAGCACGACCGGGGTCGCGTCTGCGTTCGTGATAAGGGTTGACTTAACTGCTACAACTGCCATTTTCGTTTACTCCCTTATTCCGCGCACAGGATGTCAACGATCTTCTTCTCCTCAGTGCGGGTCGCACCAAAGGTACCCATCAGGTAAACCTGATACGGGTGAGAAGACAGATCACGACGCTGCGTGACGTTGGACATGATGTCGTTCCACATACCGAGGTGAACGCCCGAGGGCACCCACACTGGGCAGCGACGGAACGTCGAGCTGGTCGGCAAGCGCTCGGTGTGGACGAAGTTGATGCCCAAGAACTGCATCACCTTGCCGTCCTTCATCACCGGAGAGCCGCTGTTGAAGTCGCTCGACACCACTTGGATTTGGCCCAAGAGGTCATCGTGCTGCTCGGCACTGATCGCGCAGTACACAGGCTCGGCGTCCAAATCGACCTCATTCTCCATGAGAATGCGGCGAGCTTCGCGCAGCTTGTCTACCGTGAGGCCCACGTTGCCCGAGGCAGCGTAGTTCACCGCAACGCGCTGGTTGCTGGTGTCAAAGCCAGTGGTGGTGCCACCCGCTTCGCCCGTCTTGTTGTCGTTGAGCATACCGTTGATGATCACATCGTCCATCGCACGGCCCATCGCATACAACCCGTTCTGCGCGTAGGCAGACTGCGGATCAGCGAGGAGACGGAGCTTGTCGAACGAATCGATCAAGTCGGCCCAGTCGAAATCTTCTGGGAACACCCAGCGACGGTCGTTCGGGGTGTTCACCGGAACG